TAACAATATGAACATTCAAAAGGCACATTGGAGCACAGACGGAAATTCCGTCCATGTAACAATGCCTTTGCAAAAGGTGGATAAGGAAAACAGAATTGTTTCTGGTTTCGCCACTTTGGATAACATTGACACGAGTGCAGACGTTGTGCTTGCATCGGCGTCCGCTCAGGCGTTCGAAAACTTCCGTGGCAATATCCGCCTTATGCACCAGCCAATCCCGGCCGGTAAGCTAGTTAACTTCCGCGAGGAAAGTTTCTACGACGGCAAGACTCAGAAGTTCTACCAGGGAATTTACGTTGACGTATATGTTTCCAAGGGTGCTCCTGAGGTTTGGGAAATGGTTTTGGACGGAACTCTTACTGGATTCTCCATCGGTGGACAGGTGAGAGACCAGGAATCGCAGTTTGTCAAGGACGCCGGTAGGACGATTCGCTTTATCAAGGCGTACGACCTCGTTGAGCTTTCTCTCGTAGACAGCCCAGCAAACCAGCTTTGCGACATTTTCAGTATTACTAAGGCCGCTGATGGAACCACTTCCGTAGCCGGAATGGTGACCCAGGTCGTAGCAGAAAACGTGTTCTGGTGCAAGAAGGACGAGCTAGCATTTACTTCGACCAATGAGTCCAAGGATTGCTCCGCTTGCCACGCACCGGCAGAGAACATCGGATGGTTTGAAAGCGACGGCGGTGACAAGACCGAGAAGGTCAACGCTATCGTCGCCGGATTTACAAAGACCGATACCGTTGAGGGGAGGGAAAATAATATGGCAAAGACAGTAGATGTAACTGATAACTCAGAAGAACTAGAGGTTGAACCACAGAGTGAGCCAACCCCTCTCGTTGTAAACGGCGAAGGCCCGGAGGACGGCGAGGCACTAGGACCAGACACCGAAGGCGACCGTGACGAAGCAATCGAGGACGCCGTTGAGGATAAGGAAGCAGACGAGGACGAGGAAGAAGCCGCCGAAGAGGCTGCGGAAGACCCGGCCGAGGAAGCCGCTGAAACTCCGGAGGAAGAAGCTGCGGAAGAGGACGAAGAGTCCAAGAATCCGAACTTTGGCAAGATGTTTGCAGATTTGAGTGACAGCATTCAGAAGGCAATTGAGGCCAGCGCTGACGCGCAGGAAATTCAGTTGACGAAGGTCAATGACAAGCTCGCTGCTTTCGAGTCTGTTGCTACCAAGCTTGATGAGCTAGTGCAGAAGCACGCGGCTCTTGAAGAAAAGTTTACCAGTGTCACTTCTCAGATTGAAAACGTAGAGAAGCGTTTCAATGATGTAGAGAAGGGCGTTGGAATTAAGAAGTCCGGAGACCTTGGCGGGTCAACGGGAGACGACAAGTTGGAGAAGTCCAACAAGTCAATCTGGGGTGGGCGCTTCTTCGGTTCAGTCGATTCAATCTGAATCTCTGAACAGCCAAATCCATTGCAACAAAACTATACTTTAAATTCACTGGGAGGTGAAAAATACAATGGATAACTTGCTAGAAAAGGTAATTGTCTCGACAGAGATTGGTAACCCGGCAGGTTCTGGTTTGCTTCTTCCGGAGCAGGCAGACACCTTCATCGACTACATGTGGGATGCCACCGTACTTGGTTCACAGGTACGTTCGATTCGTATGCGTTCGAACGAAATGGAAATCGACAAGATTGGCGTTGGAAAGCGTCTTCTTCGTGGAGCCGTTGAAGCGACCGACACAGGTGAGAACGCTGGTGTATTCTTCTCAAAGATTTCTTTGACGACGAAGAAGCTACGTCTCGACTGGGAGCTTTCAACCGAATCCCTAGAGGACAACCTAGAGGGAGAGGCCCTAGAAGACCACATTGCTCGCCTTATGGCTACTCAGGCCGGAAACGACCTAGAGGACTTGGCAATCAATGGTAAGGAAGGTTCAACCGACCCGCTATTGAAGGTATTCAACGGTTGGCGCGAGCGCGCGTTCAACGGTGGAACCATCAACTCATGGGCAAACAACCACTCCACCGAGGGTGGCGCTCACATCGTTGACCACGGTGGCGCTCCGCTTAACCGCGCAGCGGCTAACAAGGCACTAAAGGCTATGCCACGTGTCTACATGCAGCGTCGTAACCAGATGAAGTTCTTCACTGGTTCCAACTTGATTCAGGACTACCTATTCAACCTAGTTGATGACAACTGGAGCCCAACGTACACCGACGTAACCCGTCCGGTACGTGCTGAGGGTCCGGCCGGATTCACGATTTCTACAATGTTCGGAGTTCCTTTGCAGGAAGTTCCTTACTTTGACGAGACTCGTGCTGGTGACTACTCTGGTGCAACTGGTCTACACGGTGAGCTTTGGCTTACCTTCCCACAGAACCTTTTGTGGGGAATCAAGCGTGAAATCAAGGTCGTACGTGAGTACAAGGCCAAGAAGGACACGATTGAGTACACCATGTTCTGCCGTGTTGGAACCCAGGTTGAGAACGCCGACGCTTTTGTCGTAGTTAAGAACATTAAGGTTTCTTCATAATCTATACCAAGACGAGGCCGGGAGTTAACGCTCCCGGCCTCGCTTGCATTTATGTGGAAATCTGCTTATACTAATTTCAAATCTAAGGAGTAATAAATGTCAGAACTACAGCACGACCAGGCAGAAATTGACGCACTTGACGGGTTGAAGGTTCCCGAATTAAGGGCAGCCTGCGACCAGTTTGGTGTAGACACCGAAAAGGGTGCTCTTAAGCCCCAGCTAATCACCGCATTGTTGGATGACGGTGTAACTGCCGATGCCATTCGTAAGGCGAACGAATCCGAAAAGGACGCCGAGGACGAAGAGGACTTTGAGGACGACGAGCCCGAAGAGACAGCCGAGCCGGTTGAAGAAGAAGACCTTGTGTTGGTCCGCATGATTCGTGCAAATAACACCTACCAGATTCGCGGCTACCAGTTCACCGCGCTACACCCATTCTCATTGGTTGCCGAGAAGGACGCTGATTATCTCATTGAGCATGACGGCGGGTTCCGTATGGCAAGTCCAAAGGAAGCCAAGGAGTTCTACAGCTAATGGTTTTTGTTGCTGCCAGGGGTAAGGCGTTTTCCGAGGATTTCACCTTCAAAAACGAAAAGGGAAAGCTTATTGGCGTTCCCTCAGGTGACTACGTTCTTACCCTAGAGCACGACAAATATGTACGACAGTTTACCAACCTACGAACCACCCGAACTGGCATCGTTTGGTCGATGACTGAGCAAGAAACGCAGGATTTGAAGTACAATAATTTGTCCTTCGTTCTGACTTTTAATGGACAGGAGATTGCTCGCGGCATTTTGCGAGTAAGCTAAAATGGCAGATATTATTTTCCCCGGACAGACCCCGCTGGACACACTGGGGACCACGAGGCTTCCGGGCAACCTTGACCTTTCGTTGTGGCAGGGCGATGCTCAGACCTACATCATTAGGCTTAATTCCGAGGATGGTAGCGCAATCAACTTGACGAACTACACCGCTATTGCGCCAATCCGTGCTTCCACGACCGACCCGGTTGAGCATGAATTTGTATGCACCCAGACAGACACCAACGAGATTACCCTGTACATGTCCTCACCGGACTGCAAGGCAATTGCGCCGGGTAGCTATATCTGGGAATTCAAACTACAGGCCCCGAATGGTGATATCCGTACCTATTTGGCCGGTGACGTTACGGTCTACGCCGAGGTAGATATCTGATGGCTATTGAGGTAATCACAGTCCAGCTACCGGGTGCCCCAGGACCAGCCGGTCCGCCCAACAATCTGACCATCGGTTCGGTAACCACCGGCCCGGTCGGTAGTGACGTTCAGGTTAGCGTTACCGGCTCACCTCCAAATCAGGTATTGAATTTCACGCTACCTTCCGGTGTGCAGGGATTGCAGGGTCCGCAGGGAGCCGCCGGACCTCAGGGTCCAACCGGCCCTAAGGGTGCTGACGGTGCTGGTATTCAAATTGCCGGTCAGGTAGCAACGTATGCCGCATTGCCATCGAACCTGACCAGTGGGGATGCCGGTAAGGCATATTTCGTTACGGCAGACGGAAAGCTCTATATTTGGTCTGGAACGGCATTCCCTGCAAACGGCTCGGGAACAGTATTCCAGGGGCCAACGGGACCGGCAAACACACTGGCAATCGGTACGGTAACGACCGGAACAGCCGCAGCCACTATTACCGGAACCTCTCCCAATCAGACTCTCAATTTAACTTTGCCGGTTGGTCCGCAGGGTGCCGCTGGCGCCGCCGGACCTGGAAACACGATTCAAATTGGAACAGTCACAACTGGTGCTGTCGGAACTGCCGCCGCAGCAAGCATTACCGGAACATCACCAAATCAGACGTTGAATTTGACTTTGCCGACCGGCGCGACAGGTGCCACTGGGGCAGCGGGAGCGGCGGGTGTTGGTGTTCCGACTGGTGGAACACTCGGTCAAGTATTGCAAAAGAAGAGTGGAACAAACTACGACACCCAGTGGGTAACTCCAACTGCAACTTCATCACCGACTATTGAAACGCTTCCGGCCGGTTGCACAATTACGGTTCTAAAGGGAACTTCTGGCTGGCCCGCCCGCCCAACCTCTCGTGCCGATATTATTGTTGCCTGGAAGGGCGCAGACCCTTCGCCGTCAATTATTTCATCGGGTACTGGTGGAATGCTGGACAACGTAGACTATCGCCTGGTCACTCCGTAATCATATTTGCTTCTGAATACTTATACCTTTATCATACAATGGAGGTGTATTCATAAATGCCATTGAGCGACGGCGAAATTATTCTAGACCACACAACGGTTACTTCTATTTCAAATCCAGCAGCCGAGGTGGAGGTCCTTACTGTCCAGGTGCCGGGTGTAGCCGGACCGGCGGGTGCTCAGGGAGCGCCGGGCCAGGCAAACGTACTAACAATCGGTACCGTGACAACAGGAACCGTAGGTTCCCCGGCGGCAGCCACCATCAGTGGTGTTTCCCCAAACCAAGTTCTTAATCTAACCATTCCGCAGGGACCAGTCGGTGCGACGGGTCCGGCCAATACTCTATCTATCGGTACGGTAACTACCCTGGCCTCCGGTTCCAGCGCAACGGCCACCATTACCGGAACCGCGCCCACCCAAACATTGAATCTGGGAATTCCGCAGGGTGTTGCCGGAACAGTTGCCGACGCAACCACTAGCAGCAAGGGCCAGGTCCAACTGGCCGGTGACTTGGGAGGTACAGCAGCAGCACCAACGGTGCCCACAAAGCTGAGCCTTTCCGGTGGCACGATGACCGGAAAGTTGCAGGTACCGGGAGTGGGTATTGGCACGGCCAACGATAACGCCTACCCTCTTGAAGTTTATGCGGGCAACGCAAATTCTGCCCTCTGGGCTGCAAGCTATCAAAATGGAAACACCGTTGACTCAGGCTCCGCAGTAGGGTTTGGTTTTTCTGTAAACAACGTGTTGTTGGTGAAGGGTGGGGTTGCTTTTGAAAGAACTGGTGCTTATGGTCTTGGTTCAGTTCATTTTCTCGTAAACAACACTTCGGATAATACTACTGTAGCATCCCTATCGGACAAGGGATTCACAGTTGACCATAACAAGAATGTAACGCTATACGGCCCACTAAACATGGGCACGCAGAAGATTACTTCTGTAGTGGACCCCACTTCCGCCCAGGATGCGGCAACAAAGAATTACACTGACACGCAGGTAGCCACCAAGGCATCAATTGCCGGTGACCTTGGAGGAACGGCGGCTAGTCCGCAGGTAACAGGCGGAACGCACCACGGCCACACAAGCTCGCAGATTTCGGATGCCGCCTCTGCCGCAACCGCATCAAAGGTAATTATTCGTGATGCCAATGGCCGTGCGTCTGTTGCCGACCCGTCGGCCAGCACCGATATTGCAACAAAGAACTACACAGACACCCAGGTAGCCACAAAGGCATCAATCGCGGGGGACCTCGGAGGAACCGCAGCAGCACCGACTGTCACTGGTGGAACTCACCACACTCACACGTCATCACAGATTTCAGACGCCGCCAGCGCTGGAACAGCCTCAACTGTAGTCATTCGTGATTCCGCCGGTCGCGCCCAGATGGTAGACCCCTCAGCCGCTCAGGATGTTGCCACCAAGAACTATGTCGATACGCGCGGAGTTTCTACCGCCACGGCAAGCTCGCTTATCAAGCGTGACGGTAGCGCCCGCGCTCAGGTAGCCGACCCAGCCGTTGCGGCCGACATTTCGACCAAGAACTATACTGACACTCAGGATGTGGCAATGCGCCGTCCAGCGGTATTTGCCAAGACCGCAAACTACACGGCGCAGTTGACTGATGAGCGAATGCTCATTCAGATGAATAGCGCATCAGCCACGACTTTTACCATTCCGCCGAATGCCAATGTGGCATTCAGCGTGGGTACGGTTATCCAAGTTCAGATGCTCGGTACCGGAAGCGTCACAATTGCGCCGGGTGCCGGAGTAACAATCAACACAGCCTCAGGCAGCCTAGTAATGACGCGCCAGTATTCGGTTGTCCAGCTACAGAAGACCGCTAGCGATACCTGGAATGTAGAGTCTCTGAGCAATGCGACAGCCACCTCTTCTGGCACTGCCAATACCCTTGCACTTCGTGATTCAAGCGGCCAGGCGACATTCGCCACCGTACTTGTCAGCAACGCAAGCCCGTCACTTAGCAATGAGCTAACTCGTAAGGATTATGTAGACGGAAAGCTGCCGGGCAAGATTACGGTGGGCACGACTGCTCCGAGCACCCCGTCAACCAACGATATTTGGGTAGACACTAACTGATGGCAGTTCTTCTCGGAAATATTGACTTTGAGAACGGTACCGATGGCGCCGCCATTACAACGTCTAATGAGACAAGCTTCAATACGGTTACTGGTACGTGGACGTTCAGCAGCGGGCAGGTCTTGACAGGTGCCGGTGGAGGAAGCCTGTCGGCAAAGCTGGTTTCCACGGGTACCGCCAACATTCTTGGAAACGCCGGAAAACTGTGGACCTCATCGACCAAGATTTACTACCGCTATTACTGGTACTGCGATGTTTTCACAAGCGCTACAACCTCGTTGTCCACGTGGCGACAGGGTGCGTCCACGTTGGTTTCGGACGGCCCCCGCATTACGACGGCTGGCGTTGTGCAAATCCGAAACAGCTCTAGCGTTGCTATTGCCTCGTCGGCCTCCGGATTTATTGTATCCGGCCTCTGGTACCGCTTTGAAGGAATGGTGGATGCCACTAACGCCCAGGCTCAAATGAAGGTTTTCAAGGGTTCTAACGTGAACGGCTCTACGCCCGATTATGACACGGGCGTTGTCACGAGCACCATGGGTTCTGCGACCGCCATTGACAACATGACCATCGGCCACGTCAATGCGGCGACCGCCACCAGCTATTTTGACAACCTACAGGTCAACGATGCCACCTCTTCCTGGGTTGGTTCTATTTATACACCGCCGTCCGGCGGAAATATCAAGGTATGGAACGGAAGTGCTTGGGTCGCCAAGCCGGTCAAGGTATGGAACGGCTCTGCTTGGGTCGTTACCCCTTACTGATTGAAAATTAATTCTGTCGGAGGTACAATTTAGCAAATGACTTCACCAATTCCGGTATACCACGCCATCAACGGCCAGCTTGTTCGCAAGGGCCGTTCTGCGGTAACCCCGTCTAGCAAGGGAATGGTGTTTGGAATGCGTAATACATGTGCAGTATCGGGAACAGATGGAGACGCGGGCGCAACCGCCACCAATTTCCAGGCAATTCATAGCCAGTACATGAATACCTCGTCTAACGCAATGATTGCCCGAACGTTCGACGGTAACTTCCCGACAGACTGGTCACAGACCAACGGCAAGCAGTATACCGACATAGGCATTTCAGTGTTGCAATCTCAGAAGGCCGACCCGGTGCAGGTCGCGGCGGGCCAGTGGGATTCACAGATTGCGTCCTTGGCAGCATCCGTACCGCTGGGCTCCGGACTGAGCTACTACCATGAGCCAGAAAATGATATGGCCGGTACAACATGGGTGCCAGCATTTCAGCGATTTTACGATGTAGTAAAGGCAACGAACCCTAACGTGTGGGTGGCCGCCATTCACATGAGCTTTCAGTGGGGCACTGGGCATTCCAGCACTGCAAATATGGATGACTGGAATTTACACGGGAAGGTCGACCTTCTCTGCACTGACACATATTTCATGGGTTACCAGTCGGGTTACACCACAATTGCCAACAAGGCGGACCACATGCGCTGGCATAACTGGGCGTATCCACAAGGTAAGCCGCTGGGGATTGGCGAATTCGGAATCGTTAACACCTTGGAAGACAAGCAGGCAGATGGCACTTTCAAGAAGTCATTCCCGTACACCGACTCTCAGCACTCGACGCTGCTTGGAAATAGTATCGACTGGTGCCATCAGAACGGATATCGAATGATTTCTCTTTGGCATAGCTATCACGGCGTCACCAACACTGACGCTGGCGGAAATGTCACGCAATGGTCAGACTTTAGCTTTACACCGACTGTAAGCGACCCCACCGCGCATCCACTCACATTGGCTACGTGGAATAGCAAGATTCAGAACTACGGACAAACGTCCCCGGACCCAACGAGTTAATATGACAAACGTATTTAGTTATTCTTTCGAAGCAGGTGTCGCAAGCGGCACCGTAATGACGCAGGCCAATTCACCGTTCAAGGGACTTGTGCAGGCGGGCTGGACATTCAGCAATGCACATTTGCTGGCTCAGGGCGGTGGAGCGTTAGCGGGCCGCTGTGCTCTCGCCACCACCACAACCGCGATTGCAGACACCTACTCTGCCAGCGCGGAACCGTTTGCTGCTCAGATGGTCACGTACTACCGATTCTATGCCTACATCGAGACAATGCCAAGTGCAAGCACAACGGTTTTCATGTTGAAGGGCGGGAGCAATCCGGCGCTAAACGAGGCCCTT